ACATGAAGTGTTTCGTCTCTAACACTCCAAGTTACTATCTGTCCCATTCCTTTCATAAAGTTATGACGAGGATAGTTTAATAGTATAGCAAAACTACTAAATAACTGAACTCCTTCAGTAAAAGCACTATATACTGCCATAGTTTTTGCCATTTCATAAGGAGTACTTACATTAAAGTCACTTAAGTACTCATGTTTTTTCTGCATTGATTCAATTTCTTGAAACAATTGGTATTCATCATCATGATACCCTAAAGTTTCAAGTAACAATGAATATGCGTCCTGATGTACTGCTTCCATATTTGCAAATGATGATAACATCATTCGTACTTCAGGTTGCTTAAATGTAGGTAGATAATGATTAGCATACCCACCTGCTACATCTACATCAGCTTGTGTGAAATATCTAAAAATGTTTGTTAATAGATTTCTATTATCCTCATTTAGATTTTCACGAAAATCTTTTAAATCATCAGCTAAATTCACTTCATCGGGAATCCAATGCATTTGATTCTGTGTTTTATATGCCTCATATGCCCACGCATAATTAAAGGGCTTGTAAAATTCTCTTTCATCTAATAAACTCATATTATCCCTCACATGCTAAACAGTCATCTTCATAATCAAAAAGATACTCTCTTAGTACTTTGTCTGAAACTATTTCAGCTCTTTTTATTGCTTCACTTCTTAAATAATAAAGTGTTTTTACTCCGTTTTTCCATGCTCTCATATGAACATTATGTAGTTCTTGCTTAGAAACATTTGAAGGAAAGAATAAGTTACAACTTTGAGACTGACATATAAAATCTTGTCTGTCAGCTGCGTGGTCTACAACCCATCTCTGATCAATTTCTACAGCAGTTTTAAAAACTTCTTTATCCCACTCTTCTAAAAATTTTAAATGCTGAACACTTCCATTATTTGTTATAATAGATTTCCAGACATCATCTGTATTATGTCCTGTTTCTTCTAATTTTTCTTCCAAAAATTTGTTCTTAAGTAATGAACTCCCTGTTTTAGTTTTTTGAGTAAACGCGTTAGCTCTGTAAGGCTCAATACTAGGACTAGTATTACCACAAATAATACCGCTGCTAGCGTTAGGAGCAATAGCCAAGAGATGAGCATTACGAACTCCAAAACCTTTTCCATCAGGGCACTCCCCTCGTTCTTTCGCCAATTCTTGAGTTGCCTTAAACGCCCTTGCCTTAATATTATTAAATGCCCTGAGATTAAAACCTTTTGCCATAGCTGACTCAAACGGTAAATTATTTTTTTGTAAGTACGCATGAAATCCCATAGCTCCCAATCCAATACTGCGTTCTTGCGCTGCACTGTACTTAGCTTTAGATAAAGAGTCAGGAGCTTCATGTATAAAATGCTCTAATACATTATCTAAAAACCTTATTAAGTCTGGAATAAAATCATCATCATCTTTCCACTCATCATATTTTTCCAGATTTACACTTGATAAACAACATACTGCTGTTCTATCGTCATTAGTAGGTAAGGTTATTTCAGAACAAAGATTACTTTGATTTACCTTTAATCCCAACTGTTTTTGAAACTCTGGTAATTTATTATTTACAGTATCACCAAACATAATATATGGTTCTCCTGTCTCTACTCTATTTTGAATTAATTTAACCCATAATGTTTTAGCAGAGATAGTTTTTTTCACTTCTCCACTATGAGGATCTACTAAATCCCAACTATCATCAAACCCTTCTTCTTTTGTAGCTCTATCTATAAGCTCCATGAAAGCATCAGGAATAATAATAGCGTGATGAAGATTAATAGATTTTCTATTAATATCACCCCCTGTAGGTTTACGTACATCCAAAAATTCTTCAATTTCTGGGTGACTAATATCCAAATATGCTGCATAACTGCCTCTCCTTGTAATTCCTTGACTAAACGCTAACATTTCAGCATCGACAACCTTCATAAAAGGTATCACTCCAGTACTCTCACTTCCATGAGAAGTCTTAGATCCAACACTTCTTAAAGCGCCCCAATAGCCTCCAATTCCACCTCCTACAGAAGATAACCATGCATTTTCTGTATAGTGGTCTGTAATACCACCACGACTATCGGGTATAAAATTTAAAAAACAACTAATAGGTAACCCTCTAGTTGTTCCACCATTTGATAATACAGGGGTCGCAAACATAAACCAAAGATTACTTGCATAATCATATATTCGTTGCGCCATAGCATCATCATCTGAAAAAGTAGCTGCCGCCCTAGCAAATGCTTCTTGTGGAGATATTTCACTATCCACCATATATCTATCGTTTAAAGTTTTTTTGCTAAATTCTGGGAGTAAACTATCCCTATCAAAACTAATTTGTATTGCCATGTTATCCCTATATGTATGTTGACATTGAGTCGTCAATCTGTACTGTATTATTTCCACCAATGGCCTCTTCGCAATATGCTAGTAAGTCCATGAGTTCATAATTTCTTAGTAATCTCTCTATATTTTCATTTAAGGACTGTATGTATTTATATCTACTACTAAATGGAGCTGCGTCATATATATCAAACGCACTTCCAAACTCCTTAACTAATCCTTCTGCTCTTTTTGGTCCAATCTGAGGTATTCCTGTAACGTTATCTCCAGCATCTCCCATTAGACATTTAATTGTGATATAGTCTTCTATTTTATAGTTATGTGTATCTTTCCAATTTTCAAAAGTTGTTTCCTTTCTATTTATATATGAAAATCTGGAAACATTAGGACTTATTAATAGATCCCAATCTCTATCTGTACTCATTAACCAAATATGGTCAATTTTATACTCTTCTCGATTTTGAACTACATAAGCTGCTATATCATCAGCTTCTACACCTTCAAATCGTAGAACACACCATTTTTTATCCATAAGACTAATTGTGCGTTCCATTTCTTTTATAAATTTTTCAAAAGCAATTGCTTCTGCTTCTGTTTGTTTTTCATACTTTTCTTTACGGTCAGCTTTATACTCTGGATATATTTCCTTTCTATAAGTACTGCTTCCCCAATCCGCAGCAATAACTATACTGCCACAGTTATATGAATTTGCTAATGACTCTACAGTTTTCATGTAATCGTCAGCAAAATCTGTTCTGCCTTGATGCTTCCATCTAAATCCTAAATTTAAAGCATCAATTATTATTGTTCTATTTCTCGGGGCTTCACTGCCCATCTCCATAAATCTTTTAGCCATTTGTAAAACTCGGTTTTTCGACGATTAACCAATCGTGTGCAAGACTTACATAACAACCAAGATGATTAACATACATGTACTTTTCTACATGCTCAGGTCTATCCCTTTGTGCTACAAATATCTTAGATCGATTGTATTTGAAAAACAATGCTGGTTTTGCTCCTGCCTTTTTTGCTTGTTCTATCGTTTGTTCCCACCATTTAATAAATAGGTTAGATGTTGTACTAATTATTTTATCGTTAAAATGACTATCTTTATAGAATTTAACTTCAATGCAATAATTATTATGTGTATTAGGTATAAATATATCACCTTTTAAATAATCCAATGCTCCTGACATTGGTACTCGTTCAAACGCTAATCCTGTGTGTCCTTTAAGTAAATCTCTTACTTGTCTTTCGCCTTCGGCTCCCTTTGCTCTGGGATCAACCATCTCTTGCCTCTCTTACAATTATCTCGTCTTCTGTTAACATTAAATAGAATTCATCATTTATTTTAAACTTTCTTTTAGCGTCAAACCAGTTAAAATAAACATAGTCTCCCACTTCAAGTTCAAATGGAACTCTATATCCTTTCTTAGTAATTTTCGCGTAATCTCCTAGTGCTATCACTTCGCCACTATTATCAAGTCTTCGCGATGCTTCGGGCAAAATAATCCCGCCCGAAGTTATATTTTCCTCTACTTGACCCCGTTTAATTAGTACTAAGTCTCTAATTGGTTGGATCATACTCTTTAATGGTATGTAATCATACATTTCCGTCTCTCTCCAAAAATTTTTTAACTAACCAGTTCTCCCACTTATTTATATAAGCTTGTTTGGACAACCTATTACCTGAAGCTGGAAGTGTAAGATTTTCATCTTCGTTATCCAACCACATTCTACTACAAAAGCTTTCAAATTTTTCTTCCCACTCTTGATTTTCTTCCCAAGTTTGAAACTCTTGAATATATCTATTCCAAAACTTACCTAGATAAACATTATGTTTTGTTTGTTCTATAACATCTTTTAAAGTTTTTTCTTTCATTGATTAATATAAGAAGGAGAAGCTTCTCCCTCGATCTCCATTGATTTTGAGAATACATTTCTTACCATAGGTTCAAATTCTTCTAAAGGCATATTATCGTATTCTGGATCAAAAGAATTTTGATCATACTTTGCACAAAATTCAGCGCAATCATTCCAATGCTCACTTTCTTTATATTGATCTCTCGTATTCTTATCCATACCTAGATATTCCCAAAAGTAGTAGCCTTGAAATATTCCGTGATGTTTAACTATCCAATAATTCTTTTCAGAGACAAACGGTTGCAGCATGGTTGCTGCAAGATCAGCGTGATTTGCTGTTGCGATTGTATCTCCAATGTCGTGCAATAAAGCACAAACTACATATTCTTCATCTCTGCCATCTCTATAAGCTCGAGTTGCAGTTTGAATACAATGAGTAAGACGATCAACAGCAAAGCCACCAGTATCGCCCTCTAAAATTGATAAATGTTTAAGAACTCTATCTGGTAAGTCTTTAGCAAAAGCTTTATAATGCTCTCCTATAATTGCATAATCTTTTTCCGTTCCATTAATCATTTCAGTAAATGTTGCTTGTTCTTCTTTTTTTGTCATCATATGCCAAACTCTCCTTCTGCCTTGCTCTATTCTAGATCTATCATTATTTCTTGTCATTCCAACCTACTTATATTATCTTCTTTAATAACTTCTATCTTATCTAATAGAGGGTGTGTCCACCCATGAGATACGATATAAGTATTTAAGTCCTCTTCTTGAAGCAAAACTTCAATAAGTTTCTCTCTACCTTGCTCGTCTAAAACATTTATGACTTCGTCAAGGAATAAAACATTAATACGACTCTTCGAAATACTACTCATCAATTTTCGTATTGCTACTAAAGTCGCTGTATTAACTCTCGTCAATTCTCCACTACTTAATGCGGTTATATCTATTATTTTACCATTATCTGTAACTTCTACATTTAATTTATCATTAGTCACTACGAAGTTGATGCTAAACCGTCCATCGCTCAACTCTGCTAAATAATCATTAGCTAAATCTTCTAAGTCTTTTACCATGTTCTCTATCTTGTAGGCAATCAGACCATTCGTGGAAAAGGCTTTCTTTAAAATTTCTATATGCCCACTTTTCTCTTCGATTTCAGATAATTTGTTCGTAACTTTCTCAAGTTCTGTTTCAAATTCTCTTGTTTGTTCGAGGATAACTTGTATCCTTGTGTTTTTTCTTGTTGTTTCTTCATTTTCCTCTGCTATTTTTTGTATCTGCGATTTGGCGTAAGAGATTTTCTCCTTGAGCTCTGAGATTCTAGTAGATAGATCACTCCCATCGAGAGTATCAGTAGGAAGATTGTTATCAAATCGTGAATATAAATCCTCAAAGTCCCGCTTTGTACTCGTATATTTTTCATACTGATCTTTTTGTTCTTTTCTTCTAATAACTTCATGTTGTAACTCCTGAAACTCGTCATGATGTGATGTCCACATATCTCTAGCATCAAGTATTAAATCGTCTATTAACTGTTCATCTACAGGTTGCTCACATGTAGGACAGTCGCCATCTAGTTTTTTGTATTGTTTCTCTTTCTTTTTCCACTCTTTTATATATCCTGCAACTTCTCCCTGTCTAGAAATTAAATTATCATAAGCTGCAGGTTCTGGTACCTTACTTTGTACTACACCCATATCTACCTGGGAAAGTAATGCACGATATGTATTATTTTCATTAATTTTTTGATTTTTCTCAGCGATATTTTCAAAGTCTATTGATAAATCTCTTAATGCCTTCTCATCAATTTCCGAATATTCGGGTAATTTTTTCATGGGAACTATGGTAGTATCATCTAATTTATTGTCATTTAACCATTTTACAATAGTTTTTTCGTTTCCGTCCAATTTTGAAATGTCTTGTCCTAATTGTCGGGAAAGTTCCCTAAATACATCATAATATTCCACATAATCTTCTAAATTCAATAGCTCGATTAAGAACTTCTTTCTATTAGCATCTGTCGCTGTTAAGAACTGTAAAGAAGCATTAGTATTTTGGTATACAAGTTGTGTGAACGTCTTAAAATCGAGTCCCAGAATTTCTTGAACCGTTTTATAAGTATTCGTAGCAGTATGGCTACTAATATCTTTACCATTTTCATATAACTTTACCTTTATACTTCCTCTGCTTCTATTTGCGTCAATTTTATACTCTGTATCTTCGACAGAAAAGGTCAGTTTAATACTATATCCAGCATTTTGAAACCTATTTTGTATGTCTGCCTTTTTTATCCCTTTACTGTTCTTATTATATAGAACTTCCTCTATTATAAGAGGTAGGGAAGATTTACCCGTACCATTAGTTCCCACTAATTGAGTAAGAGTACTTTGATTTAAATTTAAACTATTCTGTTTTCCGTAGCTAAAGCAGTTATCCCACTCGAGCTTCTTTAGAGTGATCATGAAAGATTCCTATTATTTGTTGTACTGTTTTTTCTTTTAATTCGAGAATATAACTAAGATATTCTGCAAGCTCCTCTTCCATTGTCATGTTACTGTCTAATATAAGGGTCGCTTCTGTTTTTCTTTTAACTACTTTTTTATCAAGTAGTTCTGAATTTTTAACTCCAGAAAGGTCGGCCACGTCACCTTCTAACTCATAGATCGTATGATTATATGTAGTTGGGATCATGGCGTTTGGATCAGTGACCGTCTTCCTAATTAGTTGCGGTAGCTTAAACTCGTGCCACTCCCATGCCCAGTCGTTTGAATCAATTAAAATATATCCTGTTTTAACTTCTGTTCTATGAAATTGTGTAGTCATAGGACTACCTGGATATACTATATTTAATTGAGTATTAGAATGACTATGTAAATCTCCTGCAAATACTACAGGAAATTGAGATAGTCTTGCTAAATCTATTTCTGGTGTTACATGAGGTGGGATAGAAGCTCTTACATGCGTAAATAAGGGTTTCCTTATATCTAAATCTAGTATTGGATTCCATTTACCATGTAATTCACAGTAAGGGAGAATACTAAATTCTTCTCTCTTATCCATGTAATCTACTATTTCCACAAGTGGGTTCAGTTTTTCACTAGCGTCTTTTAACTGTGTAAAAAATGTTTTATTCTTTCTAGTTGCTTCATGGTTTCCATCAAATATAATTGTTGGAACTTGCACTCCGCTTATAAAATTAAAATATAACTCTAATTCAGACATTGAAGGGAGTCTGTCAAACAGGTCTCCCCCAATGATGTGCAGATCAACACGACTTTCTTCTGATCGTATTTGACGAAAGAACTCTTGGTATCGATCTTTCGCCCACTTTAATGGGACATTCTTCTGCCCTAGTTTTAAGTGCCAATCTGCGGTAAAAAGTATTACCATTTTTTCTCTGCGCTGAACTCTGATTCTACTTCAGCAGGAGCTTCATTTGCGCCTGCTCTAACTCTGTCCAATAGTTCTTTTTGAGCATCGGGACTAGGTCTAGGTAGAACTTCATCCATTGATTTAAGTTCTGCTATAGACGCTTTTTCGTCCTCACTTAATGCCCTAACTTTACATCTGAGTACTTGTAATTGGTACTCCACATTGAAAGCCATAGGACCAGTTTTCTTTCTATTGAAATGTAAGTCCCAACCAGTTTCAGTATCAGTAGGGTCTCCTAAATCTTCAGCTGCTAGCATTACTTGTTCTAGCAATTTTTTCTTTAGATTTAATACTTTTACTTGTCCGTCTTTTGGATCGATACATTGTATCGCATAAGACCAACCACATTTCATTTCTGGATGATATGTTTTCACCCAATCCTTTTCTTTATTGTCAAAGGTTTCTGTTGAACGGTTAAAGGATAAACATTCCATAGGAATATTTTTTGCGTTCTCACCTTTTATCCAATATACATATCTAGGAAGGATATCTCCGACCATACGGACAACATTGTCCCCATCTACGTATTGGAATTGATTAATGGAAGACTTTTTAGCCTTTCCTTCTAATTCTGCAAATTTTAATGCCATTTTTATTTCTCCAAGTATGACTTCTCATATTCAAAATGAATATATCCATCTTCAATCTTGAGTAGTCTGTTTCTTTTTATTATCGGCTGAAGTCGTTTCGGTACTCGTTCTACCTCAAGTGTTAATTGTTGATTTATTATATAATCGTTATAACTTCTATAAGAAGCTATCCCGATATATGCAGCCCATTCCGAATCTGAAGCTGACTTACGATACTTATACATTCCTTCAGGATAAATCAAAAAACTGTCTCCTGAATAGTCCTTTCCGTAGAACTTAAATAACCTATCTCTTTTACTAGTAGGTGGATAGTTGTAGGTAACATACCAGACTATCAACATAAGGTCAGATACCTTACCTTTACTTTCTCTTAATATTTTTTTCCAATTATATCGTATCATTATATTATACTAAAAAATCAACCTGTTGTCAAGAAGTATTTTTTTATAGGTTATGTATTTCATAGCCTTGTTTCATGTAATATCCTCTTCTATTGTTAGCCTGCTTCCTTGCGGTTTTACCCTGTAGATTTATATCTACTACAACAGGTTGTTTCTTATTTTTTTCTACTCTTATTATTCTACCTATTAACTGAGTGAGTAGTGGATCGTTATTAACAGGTGTTGCTAAGACTAAACAGCTTAAACAATCTAATGAAATACCTTCTGAAAATATAGATTGTGTTCCATAAAGAATATCTTTATTCGTCCAGATTTGTTTCATTATATCTGGTCTTTGTTGATGAGGAATATCTCCTGTTATACAGACTGCCTCATCTCCGCTTAGTCTAGCACAAGTTTTTAGAAATTCCACTCTATCTGAAACTACTAAAACCTTATGCCCTCTAGCTGCATAATTGCTAGCTATCATTGCGACAGAATGAACATATTCTTCTTGATAGGTTAAGTGGGTTACTTTATTAGCCCACGGTATGTTCTGTCCGTCTAAAAATCTTACCTCTGAATATATAACATCTATCTTAGGTGTCATATAATTTTCTTTTGGTGGTTTTAGAACTGTTTGTCCAAAATAGTCTCTAAATACCACATGTTTACCGTCTTTTCTTTCTATTGTACCCGATAATCCTAACTTATATCTTGCTTTATTTTTATCTACTATTCTTCCAAAAGTTGGACTACTAACATGATGCATTTCATCAAGTATCACAGTTCCAAATCTATCGGAAATTGCAGGAACTCTACGGTATAAAGACTGCACACTTCCAATTACAATAGGACTATCAATATTAAATTTTCCACTTCCAATAATTCCAGCTTGTATACCAAAGACTTTCTTTATTTCAGTTTCCCACTGCTTTAATAAAGCTAAGGTATGGACTACTACTAATGTTTTCTGTCCAAGTTTCTTTGCGATTGCTAACGCAGTAAATGTTTTACCCCAGCTTACCCAAGCGTTTATTATACAACTGTCATTCACTTCATCAAAAACCTTTTGCTGACTTGGTCGTAATTCATACTGAAATTCTGGAAAATCAGTTTGTATTTTAATTCGTTTATCAATTATCTCATAGTCTTTAGGTATTAAATCTTCTCTACCGCTTGGAATAGTTACTAATCCTTGTCGAATTATACCCATATTTTTAATAGTAATAGGTGGATCTCTCGGATCATAACTAGGAATAGTATATGTTAATTTCTTATCTACATATTCTTGATGTGTTTCATCTACAGATAAATAAACTCTATTACTTAGTACTGCTTTCATAAGAAATAATTTATTAGTAACATACTTAAACCAATTATAACCAGACAGAAAAATGGTATAATAAAAGATACTATTATTATTTGTGTCTCTACTTTCATACTTCTATCATATCAAAATCTTCTTTACCAACCCCGCAATCGGGACAAACCCAATCTTCTGGAACATCTTCCCAAGCCGTTCCGGGTTCGATACCATCATCAGGCCACCCCTCTTCTTCATCATATGTGAAACCACATACCATACATTCCCACTTTTTCATATCTCTAATCCCCCTAAAGTTTGATCTAATTTACCAAAGTTATATAAGTGTATCTGTTCATGGTTTAAACGACTAACAAATTTACTTGTATTAAATCCCTTTTTATTAATATATTGTATTCCTACTAAATTTTCTATAATATGTTTAAAACTTTCTGTTAATCCACATATTTTCATATACTTTATTAAGCCTTCAATAGAACAATTTGTTGGTACTCCAGCAATTGTTTTATTCTCCCATTTGTTTAATAACTTACTATTAAGGCATAATTGAGTTATACCTTTTGAAAACATTGTATACTTAGTAGAAAAAAGTTTTTGATTGAAAGCTTCTTTTTGCGGATAAACACCACAATACATCTCAAAATTATATCTAGTAATTGCACTATATACTCCATTTACCCCTTGAAATGCTCTCCCCCTTTTTTCACTTCCACCAATAATTAAAACTTTATCAATGCCAGCTTCTTTAGCTCTATCGAGTGCTATATGAAGTCCAGCTTCAGTATGTATATTTCTAGCAGCTATATGAGGCATTGCCTTTGCTTCACCAGCAAGGTCATTTATGTCAATTGCTGCATTTACTACTTGACTAAAGGGTGTCTTAGGTAAATGAGTAATAGAAATAGTTGTTGCAGTATCAATTGCATACTGTGACATCTTTTGATTAGGGGTTTTCTCTACACTTATTTTCATTTTATTTTAAATGGTCGTCTAATGAAAGTACCCTTCCCTAGTGGAACTATTTTCCACTCGACTTCTTCTGTATTTGGATCGCCATATGTCTTCTTGTCATATTGTTGTTGTTTCCATTCTTTCATTTGTCGTTCTAATCTTTGTTCAAATGTTTCTTTCATTTAAAGTTATACCTAATTTCTGTTTGTAACTTACTTTTATTTTCAAATTGGTTTTTAAATTCCCATTTTCCTTTAAATGTCCAGTTATTTTTATTAAACTTATATCCTATTTCTCCTGACTCACCATGATTTGACATTTTTCCTGCCTCTATAAACATCATGCCTTTTGGCATTATAAATTGATAACCTGCTCTGAAATGATTTAAGTTTTTAATATAATTATCATATTTAAACTCTACTTCATTTTTATACTCTATATAGGGAGCAGCCGCTAATTGCGACACCATACATATTAGTAAAATTATTATTAGTTTCATACTTTTCTCCTAGTATCTTCTATTCTTTGCTCTAAATAATCATATATCAACCACGGTAGCCCGTTTAGATATAATACTTGTGCCCACGATTTCTTACTTGTTGGTGGGCGTTTAACCTTAAATGAAAATGTAATATCTTTTAACCAAACTGTAGAAGATAATAAGTGATCTTCTATTCTCATAATCTTATGACATTTTAATGGTGTATATTCCGTTTTCTCATAGTAAATATGTTTTCCACCTGAATCTACATAATTTTTTCCTCGATGCTTAATTAACCCTATATAGTCATCTATTTGAAATTTCAAATTAAACAAGTTTTTTAAGGGTGTTTGTAACCGACGCTTACCTAAGGTATCTCCTTTTTGGTTTAAATCATCTAATACTGTATTATCTATAAATACTACTCCATCTTGTTCCCATACATTATTAGAATTTAATACCCATATTGGAAACTTTATTTTAAGATCAAGCATAGATTGTATCAAATTTTCCAAATGAATAATCTCTACCAACTTCAAAATCACAACCAACAGGAGCACCATTTATATAAACACCTCTATCTTTCTGCATAAATTCTTTCAGTTTAATACTATATGCATCTATTTCATGTTCTGGACATTCTGCTAAAATGGAATCATGAACAAGTGCAAATATCCTACTCTTTAATCCATGCTCTTTAATATAATTATTCATATCTATTGCGCCCAATAGGTTAATATCAGAAGCTACAGATTGAACTAAGAAATTAATTCCACTTCTTACTTCGTGTGCTGCTACACCTTTATCTGCACTTTTTACATTTTCCAATCTTCTTTTTCTACCAAATGTAGAATATAGAAATGCATTAGCTTCAATAAATTCTTTTTGTTCATCAAGCCAATTCTTTAATCTATTGAACTGATTAAAATATTGAGTTATTACTCCTTTCGCTTCTTGAATTGTAAATTCTGATCCTGAATCTTTTGTTACTTGTTGAGAAATCTTATGAGGACCAGCTCCATACATTATTCCAAATGTTACAGCTTTTGCTGCCTGTCTTTCAAATGGGTGTAAGTCTTTAACTTCATCTACTTCACAAGCTAATCTAAAAACTAACTTAGCAATAGAACTATGAAAATCTCCTTTTGATCTAAAGACTTCACATAAGTTTTTATCTCCTGATAAAGCAGCTGCCACATATACTTCTACTGTGGTCAAATCCATCGCAACTATACTATTTCCTTCTTTAGATCTAATACACCCTTTAACAATAGGATTGTCTCTAGGAATTTGTTGCATATTCAATTTACCACTAGAAGATAACCTTCCAGAAGTTGTACTGTGTAAGTTAAACCCTGTTCGTAATCTACTATCTCTATCAAGTTGTGGAATAATCTTATCTAAATAAGTATTTTTTATTTTAGATTTTTGACGAATATCTAAAATTAACTGTGGTACTGCATGTTCTGATGCAAGTTGATTTAATACTTCAGCATCAGTTGAATTTTGACCTGTTCCAGTTAGTTTACCTGTTGGAGTTAAACCTATACTATCAAATAAAAGATTTCGTAATTGAACTGTACTATTAGGATTAAATTCTTTTCCCTGTGCTACTTCAAATACTTTAACTTCTGGAAACTCATATAGCTTATCAATTGCTTCTTGAATTTCTTTTTCCATTAAGTTTTGTGCGACTTCTAGTCGTCTTCTATCGAATGGAACTCCTGCATCTTGACAATCTTTTAAGAATAGCATACCTGGAATAAGTATGTCTCTATATACTTTTACTAGTTTTAAATTCTTATGGATTGCTTCGTCCATCAACTCATATATTTCAAATGTTACTGCAGCGTCCATTGCTGCGTACACTTGTATTATATCAAATGGAACCATGTCCCAAGTAAATTGAGCCTTTAATACTCCATTTCTTTTACAGTATCCTGCAATAAAATCTTCTAATTCTCTTTCATAATTTCCATACTTAGTATGTTTAAGAGCTAATTGTTTAAGTCCATGAGTACCTGGAAGCTCATTTAACATATAATGCATTAGCATTGTATCTTCTATTCTTGGAAATTCAAAACCAAAATGATACTCTAACATGGCTAAATCAAACTTTGCATTATGAAAGATTACTTTTTTCTTATCGAATAGTTTTTGTAGTTCATATTCTACATCTTCATCAATAGAATCACTTAGAATATATACTCCATGATCTCTACAATATGCTAAACTTATTCCTAGTACATGTCCGTCTCTTGGGAATAATCCTGTTGTTTCGCAGTCACACGCTATATATCCTGTTGGCGATTCTAGTGCATCAACTAGCCAACCTAATATTTCTTCTTTATCTGTTAGACCAAAGAAATTTTTATCATCAATTACTACTGGTTTTATATTTCCCCTAATATAATCCAATATAGTACTTAGAGATTCGTCCCAAGTTCTTCTTGCTTCTGGTTTAAAAGCGAGCATAGCGGGATTGATAATTGGGAGATATTTATCATTTAAAAGTTTCCCACTATACTCTGTGATTGATTTTTCTCTTGTAAAGTTCTGCAATGCTTCGCTTCCTACGAGAATAATCCAATCATACTCATCTAAGTCGATTTCAATATCGACATCTCTTTTTAAAATCTTTTTCTTTTGTTCACTACACAGATGATATTGGTCAAATTCAAACTCATTTTTGAAATGTGCCACATAATCTGTTCTGTTTGGGGCTTTATCTATTAAAGCTACTTTAGTCATTTTGTCTCCTCGTCTATAACCTTTAAAATTTTGTTTAAATGTTTTCCTTCAAAACATTCTGTTCCACCATTACCTTTAAGAGGCTCATACATTGGTATTCTAAACCCTGTATTATGTGTTGCTGCTTCTATTCTTCTAGCCTCAAAAAGAATAGTATCATTATCTCTCAGTATCTTAAAGGGCGGCCAGTTCTTTCCTCTATGCTTAATCCCTTTCATACTACAATGTCCTGTTTTAAATATTTTATCTTCAAATTGTACACAATATAGTTTAGCAGGAGTGTGTCCAAGTGGGTGATTTTTAAGTTCAGTTAAAGACATTTGTCCTGCTGCTGAACATAAATTACAACCAACTAACTCAAAAGCTCTTGCAGCTTTTATACAGGTATGCCCAAAAGGACATAACGCTGTTACTTCTGTATGATAAGTTATTTCACTAGGAGGGTTTACTAATGTATATCCAAGTTCTTCAATTATAGTTTTCCAATCTCTTACTATATTTGATTTTTCTGAATATACTTTTTCTAGCTTTCCATTTGCTTGTAGTTCCCAAATTTTAGCTTGAAATTGCATTGGATTCCTTAAACTATCTGGTTCTGATTCAAAAAATAAATTAGTAGCAGTTGCTAATTTTCCATCACATAATTTATAAGCTAGTACTGCTAATTCTGTTTCCCAACTTTCCCAACCAGCTACTCGTGTTTGTATCACTCCATTAACTTCATCTTCTCTATAATGTTTTACTCTATTAAATTTTCTTCTAATTGAAGATTTACTAGGTGTATCTCCGACCTTCCATTTGTCAGGCCAACTCTTCCAAACACCATAGTGAGTCATACCTTTATCTACACAGTTTAGTATGTGTTGTGTCATATTTTTTGTATATGGAAAGCCTGGTCTACCTAGCTTTTTTGCTATTTTAGTCATATAAGTACTCCCTTAATCTTTTAACTCTATCTAAAGGTAGATCTGCTGGATCTAACCCTTCGTCCATTTTTACTATGTGTGCCAATAATTCTGCTTGATCACATAGTTCAGCAACTTTATCTGCTGCCTCTCTTCCTGCCGTATCTCCATCAAATAAAATATCTATTTGACGTACACCCATAAATTTTAACATTCCTAATTTATACATGTTTATATTTTGTGTGCCAAAGCAACACATAGCGTTGGTTAATCCTTTATCATGAAGATTCAACGCATCAAAAATTCCTTCCACCAATATTACTCTTCCTAAAATAGGAACAGCATTATAAGGGAATAAGGGCAACTTGGCTTTTGGAGGATAGATTAAGTACTTTGGTACTTGTGTTCTATCCATGTGCCTTCCAATGAAGGCTCGTATTGCGCCTGTAATATCTGTAACTGGAAATACAACTCTACCAATAAACTGTGAATCATGATGCGTAAATGCATCAAAATCTTTATATGTTCTAGGTTTTAAATTCCTAAAATTGCCAATATATGGCATTAAGTCTGTTGGTGGTGTAAGTCCAATATTCTGTGCCCTTACTTCCTCAATTTTCTTTTTTATCTTATTCCTCTTAATCTCAAGGTAACTAACAGGTGTATTAAAATACTTAAAGATATTTCCTTTAAATCCGCAAGCAAAACAGTGAAATATACCTGTTATTTTATCTATACGCATAGATGGGTTACTGTCGTCATGGTCTGGATTTAGACATGATACTAGGTAGTCCGCTCCTTGATGGCGGAAAACCATTTTATGTTTATGTAATACTTCGTCTACATTCATTCTACTATCATTATTATTATTATTATTGCAATCAATCCTAAAACATATTTATTTAGTAATAGGGTGTATATCCATGCAAGAATATTAGTAATCATACTAATATTCCTACTATTAGAATTAGTATTACTATTCCTAGCCATACTTTAGTTACAGTACTAAAAAATGCTACTAATCCTTTGTCGACTTCAGAGTGGTACTCTTCTTCATCGTATTCGTACTCTGTTGCGGGTTCTTCTTGTCGTGAGGCCATTTTAGTTTTTCTCCTAAATCTTCGTAGTCTGTCATCTTAACCCCCGTATCCGTGTGATCAGATTCATACCACATACTCTTAAAAACAAGCTCCCATAACTGAAATGTAATAGCTATGATCTTCTGAGATTCTTCCGCATCTCCTCCCCATAGATAATACATATTGTGCCAGTCTTTTTCAAAGACCATTACTTTAATATCATAATTAAAGTCTGGCTCGGTCTTTCTAATTTCCTGCAAAGCCCTCATTCTTTGTCCTCCTGCTATTGCCCAGTAGTTAGCTAGACATAAAATAGGATTTTTCATAGACTCCTGTTTTAAATTCTCCATTAATGGCTCATTTACAGGTAGGGTATGTAGAGATTGAATATTAACTGGTTGGTTTAATAACCACTCAACACTTCTCCATTCCCATCTATGTGGAGGTAAAGGGCATAACATTGCAGATGTTCTTCCTATTCTATCACTTGCCATTATAACTCCTGTACATCTTCGCCTGTATCCATAGCTTTTTTCATAGCTTCTTTTTGTTTGGGTGTTAAGGCGGTATTAGGTCCAACTTTTAAAGTCTTCCAATCTACTTCTGATGTAAAGTCTTCCATTGGTCCGTTTCTCATTTTCTTACATTGAAATGTTATACAATTATCTCCAGTTTCATATGTTTCTAGAGCAAATGCTGCATCAGCCGAATCTAGTATTCCTTTACTGAATCTTGCTTCTCCTGAAGCATCTACTTGATATGGACTAACATATAAGCACTTATGTTCTTGTGCATATTGTTTTAAAGTCTTACTAACTTCTATTTGTTCTGTCCAATCATATTGTCCACTTTTATTTGGAATCATTGATCTTCGAACTTGGTTTATGTAATCTACAATTACTACTCCAATATCTAAATCATTCATTCTAACTTCTACTTCAGCTTTTATTTTTGCTAAAGTAAGAGCTGGGTCATAAATTATATCCATTTGTTTATCTAATCTTAGTGGTAATTTTATTAATGTTTCTTGAAATTCTTCGTAGTTTCCATGAGTATAATACTCACTTAGAACTCCAGCACTTCCTTCATATCTACCTGCGTTCCATTCTGCCAGTCTCCGAAATTCTTCTGCTGTTAGCATACGATTTCTTAGTCTTTCTAATGGAATTCCTGTAGCTATAGAAGCCATTCTTCTAAATGTTACTTCCTTTGTCATCTCTATCGTAAAGAACAAGGAACTTTTACCACTTTCATACTGATTTACCGATATATTTGCACACACTAAGGATTTACCTGCGCCTCTTCGACCTCCAATCAGTACTAAATCGGTCTTTGCGAAATGCATTTTGGCATCATATTCTGTGTTTAATCCTAATGGTACATAGTTTTTCAACTGTTCGTCCGTTTCTAACGGATCTATCTTCTGCATACTAACTTCTTCTGAATCTATTATTTCAACTTTATTTCTCATTTCTACACTAATATCTTCTAACGCAGCTATATGCTCTTCAGCACTTGACATCGCTACTGAATTATCGACATAGGTATCTATATCATCGAGGAGTTCCCCATGAGTATATTCGTTTTTTAAGTATTCTAATAGATGTTGAGGCTCTGAATCCACTTCTAAAGTTTCTATCGCATATATTTTTTCTTTGATAGATTGGTCTCTTAAACTTAGCTTTAAGTCATCAAAACTAGGTAGAGATTTGAACTCCGAAAAGTGTTTTTCAACGGCTCGATGGATTGGTTGGTATTCTGCGGGTAAATAATGAGACTCAAGTTGTCCCCAGACTTCCATGTCCTGTTCATGAATTATCCTGTTAATAAGTGCTGAACTTATGTTCATTGTTCTCCCGTTTATTATTGCAAAAGAAAGCGCGGTCAAGTAAACTTAACCACGCTATCTAGGGTGAAAAGGTTTAGCTGGATGCTTTTTCTTTTCTAGCCGCGCCATCATAGTCTGCACAAGCAAGACCACGTCTGGTTAGCAT